CTGGAAGATGGCACCGAGATGCTGCTGGATCAGGAGCAGGGCACCTTCCTGAACGATCAGGGCATTGCAACCTTTATCCGTTCCAGCAGCGACTTCGTGGTCTGGGGCAACGAGACGGCCTGCTACCCGAAGAACACGGATCCCAAGGATATGTTCCTGTGTGTCCGCCGCTTCTTCAACCATGCGTGGACTAGCTTTGTGCTGGACAACATGGGCAAGCTGGACAAGCCCATGAACCCGAAGCGGCTGCAGAGTATCATCGACAGCGAGAACATGAAGGGCAGCACCTACGTCTCCAACGGGGTCTGCGCCAGCTACCGCATGGTGGCCGATACGGAGAAGAACACCGAAGCAGAGCTGGTGGCAGGCCACTATCACTTCTGGATGTACTGCACTCCGTTCCCGCCCATGAAGCAGGTCAACAACACGATGGAGTATGAATCTTCCTCCCTCGTGACCGCTCTGAACCTGTGATAGGAGGATATGAACCATGAGCCTGAATATTTCGAGCGATCTCGTCCCGCAGGTCGTTAATAACTATAACGCCTACACCGGGGACGACAAGATGATCGGTCTGGCGGATGAAGTAACTCTGCCCAAGATCAAGAACAAAACCACTACTGTGAACGGCATGGGCATCGGCGGCGACGTTGACAGCCCCGTGCCGGGCCAGTTCGAGAGCATGGAGGCAACGCTGACCTGGAACACCCTGTACAGCTACGCCACCAAAATGCTGCACCCCGGAAAGTCTGTCCAGATCACCTTGCGTGCAGCCATGCAGAACGAGAACAAAAACGGCGGCTATTCCTATAAGGGCCTGCGCATCGTGCTGGGCGGCAAGCCGAAAGAGCTTGACCCCGGCAAGCTGAAGCGGGCATCTACCATGGATAGCTCCACCACGCTGGAAGTGACTCGCTATCTGGTGGAAATCGACGGTGTGACCGTCATTGACATCGACAAGTATGCTGGCAGATACTATGTGGACGGCGAGGATATCCTTGCCGAAGTGAACGCTCTGATCTGATAAGAGGATGATTTCAGCCGCTCCGTGTGGGGCGGCTGATTTTTTAAGGAAAGGAAACATCAAGATGGGTAATCTTACTGTGAAATTCGCAAAGCCTTATAAGTTCGAGGGCACCGAGTACGACGAAGTGGACCTGTCCGGCATGGACGGTATGACGATCCAGGATATGATCGACATTCAGAAGAATCTGGCGGGCGAGATCGCAACGCTGGCAGCAGTGGAGGCTACCACCTCTTTTGCGCAGGAAGTGGCAACCAAGGCCAGCGGCAAACCCGTTGAGTTCTTCAAGCTCATGCCCCGTGCAAAGATCAAGCAGGTGCAGACGGCGATTCTGAACAACCTGAACGCAAAGGTCAAGAACGACCCCAAAACCCACGTTGTAAAGTTCGACAATGCCTACACCTACAACGGCGACGGAAAAGAGGACATCAAGGGCAAGACCTTTGAATCTGTGGACCTTTCCGGCGTGGGAGAGCTGAACACCATGAGCGAATCCATGGCGGAAAACCGCATGGTAGCTGGCGGCTTCTCTCCGGTGAATACCGGCCGCAACTACCTGTACGTCTGCATCATCGCCAGCATGGGCACCGGCTACCCGGAGGACTTTTTCACCGGGCTGCCGTTGCGCGAGGCAGCAAAGCTGCGTGACGCTGTGGACGCTGATTTTTTCGAGTAAAAGGCGGAGCAAAGGCACTGCGAAAAGCAGCGATCCAACTGTCCATTGCGACGCACTCTAACCTGACGGACTATCTTTCCATGCCAAGGAAAGATTTGATTGAGCTGTGCCAGGAGGTGTCAGACGTATGGCAGGAAATGGGGCACTAGACCTCAGTATCCGAATCATGGGCAAGGTTGATCCTTCACTGGCACGAAGCATCAGCCAAGTAAAAGGACTGACCGGCTCTCTGACGGATGGGCTGAAAAGCACAAATTTTCTGGCGGGCACAGTGGCAAAAACACTGGGCGTAGTCGGAAAGACTGGCCTTGCGCTCGGCGCAACGCTGACAGGTAGCGTATTGGTTGGCATGAAGCAGGTCACAAACGAGGCGGCAAAGTTGGAAGCGCAGATGGCCCCGGTCATGCGCTATGTGGATGGTCTGGCAGATGCTTCCGGCAAGGCATCCAATGCGATGGCGCAGAATGGCAAAACATTCGCCCAGAACTATGCCGACATGAAGAATTACATCCAAGACCTGAGTACGGAAATTCCCCGTACCACGGAACAGATCACGACCATGAGCGCTGCTCTGGGACAGTCTGGCAAGGATGTAACGGAGCAGCTGCAAAGCGGTATTCTGCGTGATACGGCTGTTGCCGCCACCGCTATGGATTTGGATGACCAGACTGCTGGCGACTACATGGCAAAGTGGGAGGTTGCTTTCACCAAGAGAGACACTGAGGGCAACAAGACCAACTATAGCCATGATGATGTTATGCGCCTGATGAACCAGATCAACTATCTGGGTGCCAATAACGCTACCACGGCGGCAGAAATTGCATCCAGCGTGAATAAGTCGGCCTCCATCGGCCAGTTGGCTGGCGTTGATCCTTCGACCACGGCGGCCATTGCGACGGCGATGCAGGCGACAGGCGTTGACACGGAACGCACGGGCACCACGATTTCCAGAATCTATACCAACATCTCCAAGGGAAGCAGCGCAACCAAAGCCCAAAAGGAAATGTGGGAGGAACTGGGATTCACGGCCACGGGCATTGCATCCTCCATGCAGAAAGACGGAACGGGAACCTTGATGAAGGTCTTCGGAGCCATCAACAAACTGCCGGACGAACGGAAAATTGCCGCACTGAATACGCTGTTTAACCAGTGGGCGGTTGAAGGTGGCGCAAAGGTCACAAACAACCTTGACCTGCTGATGAAAACGCTGTCCGAAGTGGGCGATGAATCTGCTTACTCCGGCAGTATGGAGCGAGAGTTTGCTATCAATACGGGAACGGAAGAAAGCCTGCGCACCATGCGGGATAACGCCAAGACGGTGCTGATGCAGGACCTCGGAGATTCTTTCCTGCCGGCGCAGAAAGAATTGACCCGGTTGCAGCTGGACATCTACAAGGGCATCGACGAAAACTTGCCCGATCTGTCCAATCTGGCGAACTCCATCCTGCCGCTGCTGCGCACGGCGGTTGAGGGCATCGGGGCGGCAGCACAGTGGGCATTGCCGTGGATTCAGAAGGGCATTGACTATCTTGCGAACAACGGCCCGCAGGCGGCAGGCGGCATTGCTGCGATTATTGCAGCGTTTGGAGCCATGAGCATGGCTCCTGCTGCATATAGCGCAGGAAGCACCGCACTGAGCGCGGTAAAGAACCTGACAATCGGCGGCAAGGCCAGTGGTGCACCCGGCGGACGATTCGGCGGAATCACCGTCGGCAACCTGATGGGGCTGCTCAGTCCGATCAGCCTTTTCCAGAACACCGTTTCCGGCGGAAAGGGGCTGTGGAGCAACCGGGAAAATATCCTGCGATCTGCAAAAATGGGCGCATGGATGGCAAACAGCTCTGGACAGGGCGGCATTGCCGGACGGTTGAGTTCTTTGGCAGGCGGCGCGATCGGCGCTTTGAACTCAGATGCGTTGACGAGCGGGAAGAAGAAGCCGATGCAGGCTGTTGCTGGGAAAATCTTCGGGGCGACTGGCTACATCAACAACGTGGCGAACATTCCGACCAATGCAGTGAACGCCATGATCGCAGCGGCGAACCCGGCGGGCACGGCGACGGCAACTATCGGAAATGTCCTTGGTGCTGGTGCAAAGGCTGTCTTTGGCAAAGGTGGCTTGAACCTGACGGGCGGCATTGGTGCTGTGGCTGGAAAGCTGGGCGGTGGCTTTATGTCACTGCTTAGAACCTTCGGCCCAGCGATTACAAGCCTTGGAACCATGGTTGCGGTGGTTTCCCTGCTGGGCGACCATTTTGAAGATGTGCGGAACATCGTCGGCCAGATATTTGGTGAGGGTGGCCTTGCCGTCTTTGATGCGTTCACCGGGAAAATCTCTGGCATTGGAGACAAAATCAAACAGGTCTTCGGCCAGCTCACCACCACCGAAGGGCTGCAGAGCATCCAGCAGAAATTGTCTGGCTTCAACATCGGCGGCCTGAATCTGGGCGATGTGTTCTCGGCGGCAATGCCTGCCATCCAGACAGTCATGCCGCTGATCCAGTCCTTTGCGGGGGTGTTCAGCCAGATCGTAGACCTCGGCGTGAACCACATCAAACCGCTGTTGGTTGAGGTGTTCGGCTTTGTTGTGAACCAGGGCATCCCGGCGGTCATGCCGCTGCTTTCTACCGTCGTCAGTCTGGTGGGTACGATTCTCGTAAATGCCATCAAGACGGTAATTGACGTGATCGGTAAGCTGCTGCCGGTGGTAGAGCCTGTGGTGCTGGGCATCATCGGGCTGGTGAAGGGCATTGTCAGCGTTGTCGTGAACGTGGCGAACGCAATCATCCGCACGCTGAACAAGATCAACTTCACGGTTCCAGACTGGGTGCCCGGCCTGCGCG